TAAATGCCATAGGTAATGCTTTACAACCATTTGTCAGTGAATCTATTTATGTTGGTGCTATGCTAGATATATTTGCAAGAAATGGATTTGATAAAGAAGGTAATAAAGTATTTAATGAGAGAGATCTTTTAGGAGATAAAATATCTAAATCAATGAAACATGTAACTTACGCACTATCTCCAGGTAACTTTCCTGCTTTAAAAAGATTATATAAATCTGCTACAGGTAAAACTCAATACGGTACGAGATATGAAATACCAGATGAATTAATGGGATTTTTTGGCGCTAGAAAGATACCACTTGATATACCTAGAACTTTAAACTTTTATATTGGTGATTTTTTAGATGCAACAGATCAAGAAAGAGGAATGATATTTGAAGGAACTCTTACAGGAGATCCAATAGAAGATGAGAATAAGATAATTCAACAGTATATAAAATCTATGAATTTAAGATTAGAGTCTTTTAATAAATTAAAAAGACAAATAGATGCTGCTAAAGTTTTGGGTATGAGAGATAAAGAAATACTTGAACAGTTTGATGCTAGAAATAGAAAAAATGTATATAAATATTTAAATGCAGATAGATTTCAACCTTTAGGAGTTACGGAAGGTATGAGACAAGCGTATCAAAGACTGTCGGAAACCTATGGAATAGAAAATCCACTTACAAAAAGAATACAAAAAACAATAAATAAAATAGAAAAGAGACTATATAAACAAAGATTAAATGAAGATTTTATAATAGATCCAAATGATTACATAATTGAGAAATCTGCTGAGGTAGGTAAACAGTCAATGACGCTACCAGAACAACCAATGCCAAATCCACAAGTAATTCAAAATCAAATAACACAAGCACCAGGAGCCATGAATCAAGGATTAACCATGAGTGAAAACGCTTTATTGTCTGAGGAAGAAAAGATGATAAGATTAAGACAAAGAGGATTAGCATAATGCCAAACGGTGATAAATTAAAACCCAAAACAACAAGAGAGCATTTGCTTTCTATATACGGATATATAACTGGATTAAAAAAAGATGTTCAACATATGCATGATGGTATACACGATTTGGGCGGTAAGATAGACAAGATCTATTGGGTGTTATTGGGTACTGTTGGGGCAGTATCACTTCTGCTGTTGGAAAAAGTTTTTGATAAAGGATTTTTTTAAATCCACTCTTTAT